CCACCTGAACGAAACGCGGCCCGAAGTGGCTCTTGCTCACCAGGATCGTTCCGTTCTTGATTTCACTCAGGTCGATTGTGTTTCGCATCGTCGTGTCCTCGTTCGTTCGAGTTCGTTTCGTTCGCGGTCCCTTGCCGCGTCTTCAATCAATATGACCTATCATCGGCCAGAACTCAACCCCGCCGGGATCATTTTTCGGAAAAATTCCGGAAAAATTCCAGCCCCGGCGGATCGACAATTTCCAGGGATTTCTCAGGTCTCGCGCGTGACCTTCGCCACTTCTCGGGAAATCGCGTCGGTCCAGGGGAAGAGCCGATCCTCGATCCCTGCGGCGTCGATCGCCCGGAGGAACTGGCCCCAGGTCTTCGCTACCTTCTTCGCCGCGTCCGGGTCGATCGCGATCACCTCGACCTCTTCCTCCGGCTCATCATCCGCGACGGTCTCGCCGTAAACGTGTCCGCACTGCCCGCACTTGTCGTGCCCTGCGTCCGTGGTCAGCCACCAGTCAACGTCACACGCCGGACACCGCTCGCCCTTCGTCTGCCCGCGCGGTCCCTCCGGTTTCTCCTCCTCAGTCGGTGCCGTGTAGGTCGGCTCCTTGATCTTCGCCGGTGCCTCTGCTCCATCGCGCCGCGTGATGGTCGTCTGCTCCGGATGCTCTTCCTTGCGAATCTTCCCGACCAGGGCTTGCGACACCCGGCAAATCTGCGCGATCTCGACCGCTGGCTTTTTCGGCCACTGAGCCAGCGCCATCCGCACCGCGTTTCGTTTGTCGTCGTCCGTGCGCCTGACTCCGTGGTCAGCGTTCGCGCCGCACGCACGAGCCATCACCATATCGAGGTCGCCTTCGATCACCTCGGCCCAAACCTTCGACCGGCCAGCCTTGAGACATGCTCCGCAGCGCTGCCAGCCGTCGGTCAGGTAGAGCACCCCAGCGACCGATACGATCTCGATCGGTGCTTTGAAAGGCCACCCCGACTCCTTTCCGCTCTCCGCAATCGCCTGGTACTCCGTCTGGACGTCATCCGTCACGGACCGCCGCGCTTGGTACTTGGAGTCGAAAGTGATCTTTTCAATCGATACCCATTTCTGTGCCATCTCGCTAACCTCCTTAGAGTGCCTTGTTGCCGTGCCTGAAACCACGCTGCCTGTTGACCTCGTTCTTCGCGACCATCGCGTCGAACAGCAAACGACTCGACGTTGCCATGTCCGCGACGTTGCGGAAGACCACAATGAGCTGACCGGTGAACTGTTCCAGAGTCCCCTTCCTCAAGTACTCCAGCGCTTCGCTGATCTTGAGGTGGACTGTCGCAATCTGCTCCGATCGATGGACCAAGTTGAATGTCTCCACGTCCGCCTCGAACCATCGCCGAAGACCTTCAAGCGGATGAAGCCCTTCGAGAAGATCAAGAATCCGGATTGCGACGTCGGCCAACTCCTCTAGGTAGTTCGCCTCGTCTCCATCGATCGCACCTTGCCACGCCTCCGACAGTTCGGAATGAATCAGCGCGATCTTTTCTGCCAACTTCCGCTTGTTCGTATCCCAGTCCGACGCGATCGCGACGTCCCATCCATTGGCCTCGTTGGTCGCCCAAATCCGCTCGGCCAACTCCATCCAGTCATCAACCGTTACCCGCATACTCCACCCCAAACATTGAATTGAAAGGATCCGACTTATCCAGGACCACGGAACATCCGCGATCCGTTGCCCAACTCCGCTCCTCAGTAAACGGCCCGCAATGCAAGCACGCCTGAGCATCCTCCGAAACGTACACCGAACATCGCTCGCACATCGCCGCCCGTGACCCGCCACGCTCGGCTACAAATCCAAGCGACTCCAACCACTCGCGATCCGGACCGAACCATAGATAGTCATCCCATGCCGACCACGCGAGCCGGCACAGGTCACGCATCGCAGGCCCTCGCTGCATGATGATCCACGCGAACGGCCCGCGATCGTCACGCAAGAACGCCGCCACCCGCAGGAGCCTTGCCGACAATTCGCGATCGCTGACGATTGCTGTGAAGTGAGTCGGGAAGAACTCCGGATCGATTCGCGGCGACCTGACGTAGAGCCCGTTATCCGTCCGGTGAAGAATGAACTTACTCAGCATTCGCAGGCCCCTTGGTCATCTCTGGGATCCGCTTCGCGATGTCCGCGTTGATATGGTCGACCTCGGACTGATCGAACCACTTGCGCTCCAGGTAACCCTTCGCCCGGGTCTGGTACTGGCTCAGGAGAGCAAGGTCGGTGCAGACTGGGATCCGCCGGCGAAGCGACTGGAACAAGACCTGGAGGTGTATACCCTGGTCGATCTTGTTCGCGACGCGCATCCGGTTGGAAAGTCGCTCCACGTCTTCGAGCTGATCGACCGGCCCCTTGTTCGCACGTTCGAGGACTTCCATCTCCGGGGGAAAGACCGCCGGCTGCGGCTTCTCTGCTGGCTTGTCTGCCGACTTCGGATGAGTCTGCGGGGTTGGCTTGGCCTGCTCCTTCGCGGGCTTCTCCGCTGGCTTGTCGGCCTGCGTTGGTTCTGCGATCGAGGCGTCTGGGTCCATCGCCTCCGTAGGGATACAGAGCAGTTGAAACAATGCATACTTGTAGGCGATCGACATCGCTTTGTTGTACGCCTTGTCTCCAGTATCCGCCGCCTCTCCGATTACCTCCGTCCAAATCGATGAGCCATCGACGCCCGACACCAGATGGTACCGCATCCTCAGCCTGACAAAAAACTGGACGCCTCCATTTCGCGTCGTTCGTTCCTTGTGGTCCGACTCCATGATCTCAGTACGAGGGTATACCTTGCACTTCGCCAGCACCGGATGAACCGTGTTGTAAACGTCATCGATGCCCCTGAACGTGAACCCTTGCTGGATGTTCTTCCGGTCCTTTGCGATCGCGTCGACCTCTGCCAGCATCGCGCAGATCGCGCCGTGGATTGCCTCTACCTTGTCCGTCATAATCGATGATCCCCTGTTGTTCTACTGGTAACTACACAGCTTCTAAAATGCATCTCAACCTACCTCGTACCTTCGAGTTCAATCCGGCTAACCCTACGAATCGCCGAAGTCGTCATCCACCATGAATGCCCAACGGAACGCAAGATAAACCAGCGCCCAAGCTATCAGCGCGGCCGCGACCGCCTCCAGCAGGTCACTCATCGCTGTCCTCGTGCAACGTGTTCGCGTCGTCCCCGTCGCTAATCCGCACCTTGTCGAACTCCAGATCCAGGTCACCCGGGAACTCGATGCGGTACTGAATCGATCTCCTGGTGTTCCATCGCGCATTCACGCGGATCTCGATCGGCTCGCCGTCTTCATCCCACGAACGAATCACTAACGCATCATCAACAGACAACCGACGAATCACGCGCGGCCGGTGCTCAGAATCCGAGCGGGGCATGGAATCTCCTCTCCAACATCTTGACCTTCTCATCGGGGCAGAGCACAGTCTCCGCCCTCACCAATTGCACATCCTCAATCGCCGACAGCCGGAACCCTCGCGGCTCCGCAGCGCCCAGACACAACGCCAGTACGCGCGGACCTTCAAACCGAATGGGACTAACAACCCGCTCCGTCACGCGGCCCGACCCATCGCGATAAACGATCCGGCACACCCAGTCGTCCGGAGTATTCATCGCCGATCGCAGCCGAAGCGTAAAGAACGGATTGCCCATCGAATCACACTCCTGATGGCGCGTTCTCCGCACCTTCCCAAATCACTGGAGGATCTACCGTGTTCTGCACGTTTCGCGCGAATAGCTCCGCGATCCGTTGCTCGTGCTTCGCGACCTCTGCTTCGACGTTCTGGAATCGTTCCGTCGCTGCGATCGCGTTCTCCTTGACCAGCTTGGCCAAGTCGATCACCTGATTGTATAGCCGCTCCATCTGATCGGCTAGTGCCTCCGGTGTAATTAGCACCGGCTGTTCCTTCGCCCATCCTGGAAAGTCTAACCTCCAGTAGTCGATCGATGAAGGACTGACCGCAAAACCAAGCGCCTCAGTCGCTGCCTTCGCTCCGGCAGTCGGACCGGAATAGACTCCGACGTTCTCCGCCATCCAAGTCCGAACCCGCAACGCATCGCGATGCCCCAAGAACCGAGTCTTCTTCTGCCCGTCCATTATCTTCACCTCCTAAGAAATAAACCAACACCCGAAGGTCACGCGCGTGACCTTCAATCATCCAGCCGGTCGACCGCGCGGCCGCACTCGGCAATCACCTGACACCACACCGACACACTGACCGCAATAGAAATCACCGCGAACCCAAAGGCTACGTAGGCCATGACTCACTCCACGAACTGAAAGGTCGATTGCTGATCTTCCTTCGCTGTAACATCCAGCGTCGCAAGATTCTTTACCGCCTGCCGGAAGTAGCTCGGCTTGAGCTCAATACCAACGCCGCGACGACCCAGCCGGACAGCCCCGAAGACTTCTGAACCTACGCCCATGAAGGGAGTCAGCACAACCTCGCCCGGATTGGACCACATCGCAACGGCCCGTTCGATTACATCGAGTTGCAGGGGGTGGACGTGCTTTTCGTCTTCCAATTCGCGGGACTCTTCGATGTTCAAGACTCGATCGATCCGAATGTCCATCCACACCGACGACGCGTAATTCCTCCATATCCATTGGCTGAAAGAGTTCTTCTTCTGATCCCCAACCATCCCGCGAAGATGTAATAGCTCCGCTGGCGGCTGCTGCTCTCCTGCATACTCGAGCATTCCGTTTTCGTGCTCCACCGGAACCGAGTTCTCTCCCTTGCGACGGAACATCAATAGGTAATCAGCGTTCGCAATGGAACATCGAGTCGAATCTTCGCAGAACGTCTTGTGGTGAAGGCTCTTCATCATGGTCCGATTGCGGACCATCAAAGGTTCCTTCCAAATGACTCGACGCCCGCCGTACTCGAATCCCCGCTTGAGATGGTGCCGGATGATCTCGCCGGGAAGATCATACATCGCGTCGCATCCCTGGTTACTCAATGGAATGTCCATGCAATGCACCGCGCTAATTCTTCCAGGCTTGGTCAGCCGTGCGATCTCATCGATGCAGAATCCGTAATGGTCGAAGAACTCATCTTTGTCGATTGCGTTGCTCATGTCGCGTTCGTCGCTGCTGTACGTGTAGAGACCAGCGAACGGAGGAGAGTAAACCGTCAGGTCGATGCACTCATCGGGCATCGTCCGCATTACCTCTACGCAATCGCCGTTGTACACCGCGAATCGATCGTTAGTTACTTGGTCGCTTGTAGCCATGCTGGCACCTCAACTTTCTTGGTGTAGATATTGGAACGTTCAACCCTTTCAGCCCTATTCATTTCGCGGACCAGAACATCGAACATCGTTCGCGCTTGGTCGGCTTTTCTTCGCATGTTTGCAAGCACTCTTTCCTCGCCCTCGGTCGCGACCACATCAAGCGTCACCGGGCGAGTTTGCCCAAAGCGATAGCATCGCCTTACGCTCTGGTAGTACTGCTCGTAGGAGTGGCTTGCGAACGTCACAACGTGGTTGCAGTGCTGCCAGTTCAGGCCCCATGCCCCGATCTTCGGCTTGATAATGAGAACCCGCAACTCACCAGACTGGAAAGCTTCATAGATTTCTACCTTCTCATCGTCCGGGGTGCGTCCCGCGACCTGTCGAGCGCCAGGAATCATCTCCTCCAATCGGTCGGCCTCTTCGTTCATCTGGCACCAGACTACCGCTGGCCTGTCATGCTTCACCAGATCGGCAACGAATCCGCATCGCTGATCCATCGTCCTTTTCCGCTCTGCTCGCTCCGCACCTAGTCCATGAGCAGGGATATTGAAAAGGAAACCTGGGGGCGGGGCATCTGGCTTGATTACGTGATCCCGTTCGATCAGCTCAGGAAGAACAAATCCTCCATCCTCGAAGCCAAGATCCGATGGCATCCGGCATGCCCTTGCCCAGCTTGCAACCCATCGCCAAAAGTGATCTACCGCATGATGCTTTAACCGCCACTGGCCTATCGTCTGAGCAACCCGAAAAGCCAGCTTCCCGTAATAGTTGGAATCCTGAGCAATCAGCCGTTCGGCTTCCTCTTGCTGCCTCGTCTCCTTCTTCTGGCCCTTGTCGTCGAGTTGCCGAAAGAATCTCCGCAGCATGTCACTATGCGACAGCTCACCAAGAGCTTCGGAAGATGTCCCGAGTTCCACGTAGTCATTGGGCGCCGCCGTCGCAGTGCAAAGCAGGCGGAACG